GATAAGGCCACAGGCAATGCCCGCGCCAAGCTGGCAGCGGATTATTGGTGGGAGCATCCCGACACGCTCAGTTATCACGCAACGGGATATAATCCGCTGGAGGGTGTTGAACTTTATGACGACAAGGGGCGCAAGATCCGCAACGTCTACGAGCCAGGGCATACCGCGCCCGCAGCGCCTGTGGGGCCTGAAGCGGTTGAGCCGTTCCTGCACGTTATCCGGTCAAACTTCCCGGACGCATCAGACCAACACACGTTGTTGCAAATTCTGGCGCATCTGGTGCAGCGGCCGGGCGTGATGTTGCGCTGGTCGCCGGTGATGCAGGGCACGCCGGGGTGCGGCAAGGGCACGATTTCCCAAGCCGTCGCATATTGCCACGGGCGCAAGAACGTAGCGCATCCATCGCCTGATGTGATTGCCACAGACTTCAACGGATATATGCACCAAAAGACGCTGATCGTGGTGAATGAGATAGGCGACCACAGCAAGCGCGAATTGTCGGTGCTGTCCGAAAAGATCAAGCCATGGATCACCGACGACGACGCCCACATTCACGGCAAGGGTAAAGGCTCCTTCGACACGCAGAACTTCACCAACTGGATCTTCACCACCAACCATCTGCATTGCATGCTGGCCACGCCGGGCGAACGCCGCTACGCACATTTCATCTCAGCCCTGCAAACAGAGGATGAAGCTGCTCGGGCGTTCTATCCCGAATGGTGGACCGGCGGCACGGGTGACTGGTGGGGCTCCTACTACGATTGGTGGGGCGCAGGAGGCGCCGAAGCGGTGCGGGGCTATCTGGGCCACCTGGCGCTTGATGTGGTGCCGTCCCGCGCGCCTGTCACGTCGAGCACGGCTGAGGCGATGCATGCGGGTGACGGCGCGGCACTGAGTCTAATTCGTGAGTCAATATCCGAAGGCGCTATGGGTTTCAGGGGCGGATGGGTATCACTCAACGCGGTGCGCGATCTGCTGGAATCTGAGGACATTAAGATGCCAGCCGGTCAGTTCCTTGCGCGACAGCTTGAACAGATAGGCTATCGCCATTCGACGCGGTGCATCACGTCGCTGTATGAGCGTCATGCATTCCCCAAGGCACCGAAACAGAGCCGTCTGTATTATGTCGAAGACAGGACGGGCACCGACCCTGCGGGTATCATGGCGCTCTATGATGCAGCGCAGCGATTGGGTGACAGCGGCCCGGTCCGGTCAACAGTGGTTAAAATGCCCGGCCTGTAAATTACCGTTAAATTACTGCCCCGCCCCGTTAAATTGTGGCGGGGCTTTTTTATGTGTGAAACCCCGGCTAGGTGGGGGGACACCCCGGCTAGGTGGGGGCGTTATGTTATTGAATTGTTTGGCTTTTATAGTTACCCCCCAGCTACCCCACCTATTCAGGTTCATAGTGATAAGAGAAAAGAATATAGACGCTCTATAAATTATAGCAATTGCATTGGTCGCGTTTGTGTTCACCATAGGCTCACTACTCACTAGGCCGGGGTTGTCGGGGGGATGCATAACAATAGTGAAAATTATACAGCCATAACAAAGGCTTGGCAGCCCCCCCAGCTATGAAAAAGAGCCGGGGGCGGACAAACCGCTTGCATCTGGCGGCAATAAGCGGCAATATCACCCAAACGCAACCGGAGGAACACCATGCCAATGCCCCGCAACGGATTTGACAACCTGGCCGCAGTGGCCCGCCTGAACACTGACAACACGATGCACCACCGGGAGCGCTGGCCGTCTCTGGATTGGGGTGTGGGACGAACTGGACGAGTTGCGCCGCTGTCAGGACGAAGCAATTGATCCTGACTATCATGAGGCCGCGCTGTACGAGCGTGACGCGCTGTCAGAGGCCGCAGAGCAGCGTGACGCGCTGTCCGAGGCCGTCCGGCTGCTGCTAGAGCCTGAGCCGGACATGGAGCGCGTGCAGGACATTCTGATGGGGGTTGGTGATGACTGATACTGCAGAACAAGCCGGGCGCGTCGGTGTATGGGGCGCGTCCGGGTCGGGGAAATCCAGCTACGTTAAGCGTCAGCTTGCCAAGCGCAAGCGTGTGGTGATCTTCGATCCGCAAGGCGAATATGACGCCACGCAGGCGCAGAGCGTCGAGGCCGTGCGGCTCGAAATGATGCGCAATTGGTCGGGCTTTCGGATCGCTTACAGGCCACCGCCGGGCAAAGAGGCCGCAGCGCTTTCGGCTTTGTGCAAGCTAATCACGTTCGCGCAAACGCCATTCAAGGAAACCGGCACGGGATCGGCGCTGGTGCTGGTGGTCGAGGAAATGAACCTGTCGTTCCCGGTATCGGGCGGGGCCGCGAAGTGTCCAGGCTTCGCGCAGATATGTAGCCGGGGCCGTCATTACGGGGTCGAGGTTTGGGGCGTGTCGCAGCGGATAGCAGAGGTGGACAAGCGCTTTCGCGGCAACTGCACCGAAACCGTGGTGTTTCGGCAAAAAGGCGCGCGGGATCAACATGCCGCCGCGCTTGAGTTGGGATGCAAAATCGCGCAACTGCCCCGCGCGAACCTGACTTACATTCACGAGCGCGCCGGGTCGATTGAGACCGGCAAGATAACTTTTCGGAAAACGCTTGAATATACGTTTGATCGATCACGAGCCGCGTACCACTGACGGCATGATCGCATTCGCGGCCAAGGGTGTGCCAACTACACAACCGCGCAAAAAGGAGACCAGTCTATGATGCCTGCACCGAAATTTCCCCAATATAAAAACGCTAATATTTGAAACATGGCCGATTGACCGTTGCATCGGCTACGCCCGGAACCCGCGCAAGAATGATCACGCCGTTGACAGTGTGGCTTCTGCGATCCGCGAATTCGGGTTTCGCGTGCCAATCGTCGCCAAGTCAGACGGCACGGTGGTGGACGGGCATCTGAGGCTCAAGGCCGCCGCCAAGCTGGGGCTGACCGAGGTGCCGGTGATCCTGGCCGATGACCTGACCGACGCGCAGATCAAGGCGTTCCGCCTGAGCGTCAATAAAGTGTCAGAGTTTGCCGAATGGGATGTTGAACTTCTGAAGCTGGAATTTGCGGACCTGGACGCGGCGGGCTTTGACCTGACACTGACCGGGTTTGACTTGGGTGAGATATCCGCGCTGACACTGGACCCGACTGAGGGCCTGACCGATCCCGACGCGGTGCCTGACGCGCCTGCCGTGCCCGTGACGGTCCTGGGCGACGTGTGGTTACTGGGGCGGCATAGGCTGATGTGTGGCGACTCGACCAGCATTGACGCGGTGGAGCGGCTGATGGATGGGCAGAAGGCTGCATTACTCCACGCTGATCCACCTTACGGAATGGGTAAAGAAGGCGAAGGGGTCGCAAACGACAATTTGTATCAAGACAAGCTAGACGCATTCCAGATGGAATGGTGGACGACGTTCAGGTGTGTTCTTGAGGATAACGCCAGCGCGTATATATGGGGCAATGCACCTGACTTGTGGCGGCTTTGGTATAATGGCGGATTGTCTGGTTCGGAGCGGATGACAATGCGAAACCAGATTGTTTGGGACAAGAAACACGGGCAGGGAATGAGTAGCGAACAGCACAGAATGTTTCCGACCGCCACCGAGCATTGTCTTTTCTTTATGTTGGGCGAACAGGGCTTCAACAATAATGCGGATAATTACTGGGAAGGGTGGGATTCAGTCGTGAATTATCTACGAGAAGAAAAAGAGAAAACCGGATGGAATACTGCCAAGTTTAAAAGATTGGCTAAACATTCGGAAACTAGCGGATGTCATTGGTTTGACAAGTCACAGTGGAGTTTCCCGACTAAAGACGTGTATAATTCGTGGCAAACTGAAGCAAAAGGTGAAGCTTTCAAGCGCGACTACGACGAACTCAAGCGCGACTACGACGAACTCAAGCGCGAATTTTATGCAACGCGGGCATATTTTGACAACGCCCATGACAACATGACCGACGTGTGGGGGTTTGGGCGCGTGACCAGAGAAGAACGGCACGGTCACGCAACACCTAAACCGGTTGAAATGATGCAACGGGTGATGCGTTCAAGTCTTGCAACTGGTGGATTGTGCGTGGAGCCGTTCGGAGGGTCCGGGTCAACACTTATGGGTGCGGAAAGAACAGGAAGGGTGTGCTATTCAATGGAACTCGATCCCAAATATTGCGACGTAATCATTCAGCGTTGGCAGAACTTCACCGGCCAGACCGCCACCATTGAGGCGACGGGCCAGCCGTTCGCGCCTTGTCAACCATAATTACCTGCGCTATATTTACCGCATGGATGGAATGCCTAAAAAACCCTGCGGCCGCAAACAGCACGCGCCGACCGATGCGGAGCGCCAGCTTGTCCAGCTTCACGCGACGGTTGGCACGACCCAGGACATGATCGCCCGCGTGATAGGCATCGACAAAAAGACATTGCGCAAGTATTACCGCGACGAGTTGGACCTATCTATGGCGAAAGCAAACGCCACGATAGGCGGCGCGCTGTTCAACAAAGCCAAAGGCGGCGACACGGCGTCCATGACATTCTGGCTCAAGACGCGCGCCCGGTGGCGCGAAACGTCCGACGTGAACCATGTTAGCGAGGACGGCAGCATGACAC